TTGGTGTTGGTTCATTATCTCATGGTGGTTTAGCAAGAGAGTTGGCTCGTATCGTTTTACCAGTTTCAAACTATACAGAATGTTACTGGAAGATGGACTTGCACAACTTTTTTCATTTTTGTCAGTTGAGAATGGATGACCATGCACAACAAGAGATACAAGATTATGCAAAGGTGATGTATGAGTTAGTGAAACCTCATGTTCCAATATCGGCAGAAGCGTTTGAAGATTACAGTCTAAATAGTGTATCACTTAGTAGAATGGAATTAAGTGCTTTAAAATGTGCTGTATCTACTAATATGATGCAACACACCTCTGATATGAGTAAAAGAGAATGGAAAGAATTTTTGGAGAAGTTTGAATAAAATGATTGAATATTTTTCTACATTAGATCATCAAATAGCTTTAATGGCCAATATTCTTTCTGTATGGGCAGCGTGGTTGTTTACGAAAAAACATGATTGTGGTGTATGGTTCGGAATGGTAGCAGAAATTTTTTGGTTAATGTGGATTTATGAAACTGGTAAATGGGAAATATTACCTGTAGAATTATTAGCGTTTATAATTTATTTATATGGTTGTGTTATACAAATGAGGGGACAAAAAGTATGGAAGAAATGACTGATTATCAGAAATTTATACATCTGAGCAGATATGCACGTTGGATAGGAACTGAAGGTCGTAGAGAATCATGGGAAGAAACAGTAAAGAGATATTTTGATTTTTTTGAAAAACATCTTGAAGGAAAACCGGGAATAAAAAAAGATAGAAAGATTTTAGAAGAAGCTACACTTAATATGAAAATAATGCCTTCCATGAGGTCATTAATGACTGCTGGTGAAGCATTGGAACGTGATAATGTTGCAGGGTATAATTGTGCATATTTGGCTGTTAATAGACCTAGAGCCTTTGATGAATGTTTATTTATTTTGATGTGTGGAACAGGAGTAGGATTTTCTGTAGAACGCAGAGAAGTTGAGAAACTTCCTGAAGTTGATGAGGAGATGCATGATACAGACTCAACCATTCATGTAGCTGATTCAAAGATTGGTTGGGCAAAGTCATACAAAGAATTAATATCAATGTTATATTCTGGACAAATTCCTAAATGGGATATGTCTAAGATTCGTCAAGCTGGTGAAAGATTAAAAACTTTTGGAGGGAGAAGTTCCGGACCAGAACCATTGGATAATCTATTTCGATTTACTATTGAAACATTTAAAGGTGCAAGAGGTAGAAAACTTAATTCTATTGAGTGTCACGATTTGATGTGCAAGATTGCAGAGATAGTTGTGGTTGGTGGTGTTCGTAGATCGGCATTAATCTCTTTGTCTAATCTTACAGATGAACGAATGAGAAAAGCTAAGTCTGGACAATGGTGGATGGATAATAATCAGCGTGCATTATCTAATAATTCTGTTGTCTATACAGAAACACCAGATGTTAATATATTTTTAAAAGAATGGATGTCGTTAATAGAATCCAAATCGGGGGAACGTGGAATCTTTAATCGCATGGCTGCAAAGAAACAAGTCGAGAAACTTGGTGATCGTAGAGATCCTAATTATAATTTTGGTACTAATCCTTGCTCAGAGATTATATTGAGAGATAAAGAGTTTTGTAATTTGACTGAGGTTGTTATTAGAGCAGATGATACTCCTGCAACTCTTAAGGAGAAGGTAAAACTTGCAACTATACTTGGAACTTGGCAAGCTACTTTAACTGATTTTCGTTATTTGGCAAAAGAATGGAAAACAAATTGTAAAGAAGAAGCATTACTCGGTGTGTCGTTAACTGGTATCATGGATAATCCATATACTAATGGTACAAAAGATAAACTTCCTCACCTCTTAGAATGCATGAAGAAGGTTGCAATTGATACAAATAAGAAAGTTGCAAAGCAACTTGGTATTAATCCATCAGCAGCTATTACTTGTGTTAAACCATCTGGTACTGTTTCGCAATTGGTTGATGCAGCTTCTGGTATACATACAAGACACGCACCATATTATATTAGAACTGTAAGAGGAGATAAGAAAGATCCTATTTGTCAATTTATGGTTGAACATAATATACCACACGAGGAAGATGTAACGAAACCAGAACATACATGGGTATTTTCTTTTCCATTTAAAAGTGATAAGAAGGCTGTTTGTCGAAAAGATAGAACTGCTTTAGAACAATTAGATTTTTGGAAGATATATCAAGAATATTGGTGTGAACATAAACCTTCAGTTACAATTACTGTTAAAGAAGATGAATGGATTGAAGTAGGGGCATGGACATTTAAACATTTTGATATGATTTCTGGTATTTCTTTTTTACCATATGCAGATCATTCATATCGCCAGGCACCATATCAAGATATTACAGAAGAGGAATATAAAGAATTTGTTAAACAAATGCCTAAAAAAATTGATTGGGTAGAATTATCTAAATTTGAGGAAGAAGATACTACTAGAGGTTCTCAAAGTTATTCCTGTACAGGAGATAAATGTGAAATTGTAGACTTAACATAAAGATGGAAAAAGTACTGCATCTTTTAATACAGTATTTAATAAAAAGGAGTAAGTATGGAGGAAGAATTTTCTGAAAAAAGATTTTATTGCGATGATTGTGGTCATAATTTTGCTATGGAAGTAGATGAAGATATGCCAGAGCCTAAATTTTGTATTTTTTGTGGTTCACCTGTTTATGTTAGAGATGATGAACATGATGATTATCAAACGGATTATTAATGAGTTCAAAAAGTAAAAATAAAGGAAAGAGTTGGGAACGTGATGTTTGTTTATTTCTTTCCGAATTATATAACGACAGTTTTATAAGAGTTCCAAATTCTGGTGCGTATACCGGTGGTAAGAATGAATATAGAAAAGAATATCTAACAGATGAACAGATAAAATTGTCACGAGGAGATATTATACCACCACATAAGTTTGTTAATTTCGTAGCTGAATGTAAGAATTATGCAGACTTCCCATTTCATCAGTTAGTATCTACTGGTAGAATTGCTTTATTAGATTCGTGGATAGATCAAGTAGAAGCAGATTCCGAAGAAAAAGATACATGGTTACTTTTTATTAAGATAACCAGAAAAGGTACTTTTGTCTTATATCCAGTTAGTAATGGTTTGCATTCTTTAGCACGCGGTGTTCGGTATAGGCAATATTGGTTTTGCGAGATGCAGTACTTTTTCCGAGAATATAAAGACACCTGCGAAAGACAATGGACTTACTCCTTATAAACAAAGGACTTATAAACCCTTTAAAAACAAGGATTTATAGACAATCGGCCAACCCCTTCTAAAACAAGTACTTACAGACCTCTTTTTTCCTTGACATTCTTGACGAAATCCTGTAGCATAGTAGTATAATTTAATAATAATGGAGGTCAAAATGAGTAGCATATGGGAAGATGAATGGGAAGATTATGAATTGGATAAATATGAGTTTGAACAATGGTTGGATTCTATAGAAGGCGATGGAACTGACCAAGAAAAATATGATAGAGAAATGGCTAAGCAAGCCGAGTATCCAGAGGTGGTAGTTCAGTCACCGAAATATACAATGACATATAGTAATAATTGAGGTTAAAATGATTAGTTGGTTAATAGATGATTGGAAAAGAGATCCTTTAAATTTTACATTAGAATTTTTAGGAGCATTATGTTTTATAGTTCTATCATTATATATAGCGATTGCGGGAAACAATACCGTAATATTATATATTTTTATAGTTCAATTAATGGGATCATCCTTACTTATTGTTTCGTCAATAAAGAGGATGAATATTAACATTTTATCAATTAATATATTAGGGTTTTTGATTGCATCAGTTGGATTAATTCGCATTACTTTATAAGGAGAAAAAAAGTGAGTAAACAATTATATGATATTATGAGATGTGCTGATGGTGTTACACGAGCATGTAAATTAGTTGATGGTGTTTTGATAGACCCTTCCCTTGAAGTGGTCGAGAAAGAAAAAAAAGAAGTAAAAGAAAAACCTAAAAAAGTAATTAGTATCCAAGAGCGACTACAGGGTAAGGTAGAAGATTTCATTTCAGCCATTGAAGGACAGGTAGATGATTTTGTTGATAGTGATTATAAAATGAAATATAATCCCTATAATCACTTGTCCGAAATTGGGTGTAAAGCTGCACACGCACGTAAGATGAGGCCTTTTTATGTTGATTGTTATAATGAATTGGTTGACGTATATAATAAAGATGATGAATATTATGTTGAGGCCTGGAGTCACTTGAAACCCAAGTATCATAAATTGATGATGGACTTCTATGGCAATATTGTTGATGATTTAGATCGTATAATAAAGAACTCGACTGCTCAAAGAAAACCACGCAAGAAGAAAACATTATCTGCTACTCGACTTGTTAAAAGTCTAAAGTTCCAACCAGAATTTTCTGATCTTAAATTAGTTAGTATCAATCCTGAAAAAATTATTGGGGCCACCGAGTTGTGGGTCTACAATACTAAATACAATCGTATGGGTGTTTATCATGCAGTTAATTCAATTCGGGGATTATCTATTAAGGGATGCACTATACAACATTTTGATGAAGATACATCTGTCCAGAAAACTGCTAGAAAACCTCAAGATGCATTAAGTGTCTTGAATAAACGCTCTTTGAAGAAGCAGTTGAATCATATGAAAACCAGAGAGCAAAAAATGACGGGTAGAATTAATGCCCAAACTATATTATTAGGAGTATTTTAATGTATAAAAATATTGTTATTATTATTTTAGTGTTTTTATTATGTTCGTTGTGTTTTCAAAATAAAGATAATATTGATCTTCTGATTGGGAATATTGCTGAAACAAAAGATAAGGTTGAGAAAGGTACATCTTATCTTAAACAATCTTTTGATAAGAATTTTAGTGAGAAAAAGATTAGTATAGATATACCATCTTTACAGATACAAATGGAGCCTATTATAGTAAAAGAACCATTTGTTAAAGGATCGACAAATGGTGGAATAGAAGAAGATACATTTTTTACGGAGAAATAATGTGGATAAAACAAATTTAAAAGAGCCTTTTGAAAGAAAAGCATTAGTTGAAGAATTACAAAAAAAATTAATGAGAATTACTTTTACGAAAGTAGATGGGTCAACAAGGGTAATGGTGTGTACATTACATCAATCATTAACAGAGTTTCAGAATCCAGCACTTAAAAATGCAATTCCTAAAAACGAAGAAGTAATAGCAGTATGGGATGTTGAAAATGAGGCTTGGAGATCATTTCGTATAAATTCTGTTACTAAATGTGAGAACATGGGAGAAATGCCAGGAAAGCCTAAACATCTTCAAAAGGGTAAACGTGGTGGAAGAGTTATTGAAGGAAAGGGACATGAATGATACTTATTGATTTTAGTAATGTGATCGTTGGTTCGATTATGGTAGCCCATAAAGTACCAGACGAGGAAAGATTTAGTGAGGACTTTATTCGACATTTGGTGTTGAATAGTATCCGTTCATATAGAAACAAACACAAAAATAAGTATGGTGAAATTGTTATTTGTACTGATTTTCATTCTAGTTGGAGAAAAGAAGTTTTTCCATTCTATAAAGCCCATAGAAAGGTGGTCAGGGAAAAACAGAAAAAAGAAAGTGGTTTAGATTGGAGTGCTTTATTTGATACAATAAGTAGGATTATTGTTGAGATAGATACGTTTTTTCCATATAAAGTAATTCGGGTGGCTCACGCAGAAGGGGATGATGTGATAGCAGTTTTGGCTAGATCATTCAAAGAACCTACTCTGATTGTATCAAGTGACAAGGATTTTAGTCAATTACATAAACATAAGTGGGTAAAACAGTGGTCTCCGTTGAAATCTAAAATGGTTAATGGAATTGACCCTTATAAATACTTAAAAGAGCATACTATAAGGGGTGATAAGGGAGATGGTATTCCTAATGCTTTATCAGCAGATGATTGTATCGTGGAAGGAGTACGTCAAAAACCTATTTCAAAAAAGAAAGTAGCTACTTGGATGGAGTTAAATCCAAAAGACTTTAATGATGATTTGAAACGTGGGTGGGATAGAAATAAAGTGTTAATTGACTTTGATTGTATTCCTAAAAAAATTAATGATGGTATACTTGAACAATATAATAAAGAAAAAGAGTATCAGGGTGGTCAGTTGATGAATTATTTTATTAAAAATAGACTGAAGTACTTAATGGAGAATATGGGAGATTTTACAAAATGACAAAATATATTTCTGAGCTGTTTCAAGAATTTGAAAAATTGAAAACAAAAAAAGAAAAATTAGGATTTTTATGGGATCATAGAAATAATGGTATCTTTAGGGGAGTTTTACAAGGAGCATTTGATCCTGATATTAAATGGAAAGTTAAAGTTCCATCTTATACACCAGATGATGCACCGATAGGGATGAATCCGTCAAATTTATTTATGGAGATACCTAAGTGTACTATATTTGCAGAAGGTACAATATCAGGACAAGGAGTAAAAGATTCAAGATTGGATCAATTATTAATTCAAATATTAGAATCTATGCATGCATCTGAATCTATTATATTTGAAGGAATGTTAAAAAAGAAACTTAAAGTAAAAGGTTTAACAGCAAAAATGGCACTAGAAGCCATTCCAGATTTATATAGAAAGGTATAAACAATGGATGAATCAGAATTAAAAACAACTATTGATTATGTTCCTGCAGGAAAAAAGAAAGCTAAAAAATATGATGCTGTAGTTGTTGAAGCAGTTAAAGACCAATATATTACTGTAGAAGTTGCTGAAGTTTCAAGTTTTCCTATGAAGTTAACATGGGACAAAAAGTTATATAGTGCTGTGTCGTTTGATAATAAAATATCTTGTGATTATACAATTATACGCGACTTTACAGCTACTAAAAGAGAAGTAAGAGGTAATACTACACAAAGAAAATCTGAAGTAGTATCACGAAGAACTAGTGGAAGACCTATAAAATAATGAGGAGAACCGATAGTGTATATTTCAAAATCAAATCCAGTTATTCAAGCAGTTCGAGGAGATGAAACTAATTTATCCCGTGCCTATAAAGAGAATAAAATAGGTGACAAGCGATATTTAAAAACCTTTTACCCAACTAAACATCTTATCACACGCTGGTTTAATATATTAAATGAGGAAGTATTTGATAATACAGTACACCCATTTTATGATATTGAAATATTACAAAAGAAAGGATGTCACGCAGAGCATATTCCATATGAAGAAAGTGATGGAAAAGTCTATGGTGTTTTATCTATAGCAGATCGCTTTATTAACAGAAATGAATTTCTTTTTACATTAGCACATGAAATGGTACATCAATGGCAATGGATGACGTTGAATAGAACAGATCATGGTGAATCATTTTTTAAATGGAAAAATAAATTTGCTCAATTTGAATTACCTTTGGGGGTTAGTATTTAATGCCATTATATGATTTTGAATGTTCAGAATGTTTAAATACATTTGAGGAATTTTATACTATTGCAAATATGGATGTGCCTTTAGAGGAACCATGTCCGAAATGTTATAAGGTTGGGTATGTAATAAGGATCGTTGGAGGCCCAAAACCTATTGATCCATCTTTACTTGAAACAACAA